CGATGTAAGCAGTATCAATGACTACGTCATAGACACCTGATTCAAATACTCGTGGAAGGGATGATGTAGAGCGATCTACTTCTGTTTCCATATCATTAGATACGGCAAGGGTTTTTAAGATAGACATAAGAAAATTCCTATTGGTCTGTTACTAAAAATACTATTCGTTATACAAATAGTGGCTTAATTATCGTAGTACTCATGAAGACGGTCAACAACCAACTGGATGTTGTTATCGATGTACGTCTCATTCTTGGTCCACATTTTCAGTGGTGAACGAATACGCTCGTTAACAGTCTCCTTGGTTAACATAGTCTGGAAGACGTACTTGAATCCAAGCGCTTCTTCTTCAGGAGTAATGTTCAGAAGATCATTCTCATAATCTTTTAGCTTTTTGATTGGCATCTTTTTCGTACTAATTACAGTACTGAAATAAGACTCAATACCTTGGTTCTTTAGAGCACCTTTAACAGGAACCTGAGTCTCCATCACCATATCTGACTCATTCAGAGTATCCAGAGTATGGGCTGTAAAGATTACGTTAGCAGGTGATTTAGCCACATACTGCTGCATCAATCGTTTCCAGAACTGTGAATAGTCTGACCATGCTTTCATGGTGTTAGCTGACTTCAACACATGCTCTGACTCAAACATATCCATAAGATAAGTCTGGCTATCAACTACAATAGTATGAAAGTTACCAGTTGATGCTACGTGGTCAAATGCCTCGTACAACTGATATGGGTCAGTCACAATCTCTTCATGGAACTTGCTACGGAATGGCAATTTCTTGCCACTCTCGCAGTTCAGGTACAACACACCTTCTGGATTAGTAATATCCATCAGGCATGCTGATTTACCTGTAGATGATTTACCTGCTACTAGTACTAAATGGTCATTTTGCATAAGTTTTTACCTCTCTATACCGAAGCAGTGTGCGGAGCACACTACCTCTTAGGATTATCTCGTTTGTTGATTTCACGCATAGCTGTAATAAGTACAGTACGCTCTAGCTCATCTGGTGGCAGTGGACTTTTCAATCGACCATTAAAGCTGTGAACAGCTCCTTTGATAGAATCAAAGCTGTAACCACTGTCTACGAGCACATACACATACTTAATCAATGTATTGGATCGAGAACCAACAGAGGCATTAAGCAAGAACCAACGCTCTAGATTACTCAGTGCAGCATTATCCAGAATCTTCTGCTGCTGTTCTTGTTGCTTACGGGTATCAGGAATAAACATCAATGCATCAAGCATACGTCCTTCCTGATAGTGGTACTCACCAGCATGCGATTCCCATTTACGAGCAATATCTTTGGTTTGGGTATCCACATCAAATGGAAGCCAATCAAAGACATTCTGCATAAACTGACGGTGAGTATCTGGATTCAATTTAACTAAGTGGCTCAGAGGCATAATGATACGGTAACGATCACCATTGCCATCTTTCTGATGACGCTTAGTTGTAGCAAAGAATGCTGTGTAATCTTTAAGCAGAGTTTTAGCTGTCTTAAGCGGAGTACCATCATCTACATCCAAGATCAGTAAATTGAATCCGGGGATAGCATGATCGCTATCACGGTAACCATCTTCAAAATCATGAGATGTGTAATGGAATCCGTCAGCACAAACTAACTGATGCAGCTGATCAAATCTTGGCTCAGCATGCTCGTAGTTAACCGTAATATCTTCTGAGTAAGAAACTTTGAGCTTATTAAGATCAGTAGTCTCTAGGGTTTCACCCTTAAAGAACTCAATGTTATCTGCATAACTAGTACGGATAACAATATCGTTACGGTAACCCCAAGCCATAGCTTGAGTCATAAGATCTTTACGGTAGTTAGCAGAACCACGATAGAACGGAAGATCTTCCATCATATCTACATGGGTTACTTCAGTACGTTGATCTGCTAAGTATCTAGCAATACGTTCTGGAACTTTAGGACGAGCCAACAGTTCACGGAACGAATCACCACACTCTTCAGCTAACTTAATAGCAGCTTCTAGGTTTTCTGAAGTAATAGATTTATTACATTCAATAAACGCATAAGCACCTGCTAATTTTAGTACCTTGTAGTAGCGGTGAGAGATTTCAGCTTTTTGAAGCTCTTCAAAATCTTTAAGCTCCATAGCTGTACGTTCACAATCCAACTTGTACTGTAGCAACTGAAGCATTACATCTTTGCTTACAGTCAGTGTTAGATCGTAATTAGCTTGGTCTGCTAGATTGTAGAAATCATCAGATAACTGATCAATGAACTGGTCAGTACTGTGGTCATTCAACATATCGAACAACTGCTCAGCAGTCATATCTGTTGGTTTAATAACCTTACGTGAGTAACCCAAGAAACAACGTCTAGCAAAGCCAGTCTCTTGCATCGAGTAGAACTCAGCCTCAGTAGTACCGCCATTAAGCAATTTACTAGGCGTACCATACAGCATCATGTTTGCAGGAGTACGACCATCGATCTCCTCACTACGAACATTCTCGCTAGTATTTTTAGTAAGCTTCTGTTGAGTAATACCTACGTCAAACAGTTCTAGGTAAGTATTCAGAATGTCATTGCTGCTAACTAGGTTAGAGCCAATTTCATCAACCTCGAAGTTAATGGCTCCACAATTAGCCATCAGCAACATATGACGTAGCTGTTTAATTGCTGGAACTGTACCTGAGTCAAAGCTATACGGAAACACACCTAACGTATCAAACTCTTTCTGAAGCTTTTCATAAGCCTCTGACGAGCTTAAACCACGCTTAGCACCGTAACTAGCTGACATAGTCATCAAGTGGTCTGTAGCTATCTCAGGGAACGTCTCAGTAACAAAACGTTTTTTAAACTGGTTAACAACTTTAGTCTGGATAATATTTGTACTAAAGCCTTTACCTGAACCAGATGGTGAAAGGTTAATGCCGTAAAAGTTAACTGGAATAACACCTATTCCCGGAGCATCAATTTTACAGCGCATCATTGAAGCCATCTTAGCTAGGTTGTACGCAACTAAGATTCTAAAGAACAGACGATTTTCGTTCTGAGTCTTTTGGGTCAGCATACTTACTAGCCGTTCTTGTGGCTCAAAGTATTCCATTTCGTCTATAGGTTTCATGCAGATAACCTCCCGTCTTGTATGTAACCTTGTGCCTGTTTACAAATATTCTTTGCAGGGCAGTAATTGCAGTACACAACGTCACCTTTGACTTCAACTATCTCACCTACAGAACCATCATCTGTATAACGCTGGTTAGCTTCCCAGTAAGTATCAAAGTTTTTAGTACTGCGAGTTTTCTTAGCTGGGTCCTTGTAGTACTTAAATACTGACGGACGTTCCCAGACTTCTTCTGACGTACATGCAGGCATAGAATCTTGATCCATACCTTGGTACTTTTTGAGTTCCAGCAGCTTAGCTTTGATGAATAGTTCAGTATCGAACTGAGACATCAATGGCAGTTCTTGACTCAGGACTTTAGTTGCTGGATATTTTGGATCTTGCTTAGCTTTAGCAGCTGACCAATCAGTGAAAAGAAAATTAATACGCATAATATCGTTAGTAACCAGATGTGGATTCAACCAACGATAGATACTTCCTTGCTGTATGTATTTCTCACGATTAGTCTGGTTTACATAAGTAAACGTGCTAGTAGATTTAAAGTCTTCTAACTGACCATCACAGATAAAGTCGAACTTACCTGTAACAGTGAAGCCTTCAACTTCTTTGTCAGAGCGAATCTCCATGTAGATGTTCAAGTCATCTTCATTTGGATTCTCTGGATTAATTTTTACTGATTCTATGAGCTTCTTAGGGTAACCCAACAGCTCCATAGCTTTAGTTGCATTCTTTGGGCCTAACCAAAATGACTCGATAGAACTATGTAAAGCAGTACCCATACGACTGGCTGCTAAATCTACTACGTCTATATCTGACTCAGCTGAGCCTACATTACCCAGCAGAATACTTTTGGTTGGTTTCAGCAGACTAGTCGCACTAATCGTCATATCTGCTTTATTGTGGTCGTACTCATCATGAGCCAACCAAGCTGCCAGACTAAGTGGCAATCCATTGTTGTTAGTAATCATCTACTCTCTCCTAGTTGAAATAAATGCCTCTTTGTCGCCACTGGCGAGGCTACCAGTACATGTCCTTACACCCCAAGTAGGTGTCAAATACTTGGATTCAATGGGCGTAATTTGGCTTGTTGATTGTTTATGCTAGTCAGTGGTTATAGGTAACCAAGGGAGGGTAACTAGCAAATCCCATCAACCAAAGGACTGAATCTTGGTATTGATAAAATTAGCTAGCTCAGTGTTAGACATACCAGTTGGTATAACTATCTTATTAGCCATAGTAGGGTAATACAGCTCCAGACTAGCTGTGAGCTTAACTGTGTCATGCATGATTTCTGGCAATTCTTGCCAAGACATACATTCAATCAGGTTAGTGTTGACCCACTGTAAGACATCAATACTCTCTCTAATCAGGTAGTACTGACTGTCATGGATCTGTGCAATTGGTTTGATATCGTACTTGTATTCAGAATCGTAAACACGATCCATGAACTCAACTGCTGCCCTATTATTCAGCAGTCCATATGATTGACCTAATGCATTACCTGCAGTTCTACCTTCTGCAGCTGCTTCTGAAGGCGTTGTACGCTTGTTTAAGAGCGTTTTAGCCAAGATTGGTGTTCTGACACGTAATCCGAAAGCAACTTCTACATAGCCCTTCTTAGTGGCTTCTTGTAGCTTGTTCTGAACCCAAGCATCAGACTCTGCGTATAAGTCATGATAGTTGGCTTCAATTTGTTTGGCTGTCAGGGTATCAAACCCTAGATTTTTGACAAGAGTGCTGAACGTACCTTGATATGTTACGTGAGAGCAAAGGTAGGACCCTTGCTCATTTGCCTCCAGTGACTATGCTTAGTCTCAATGCTGTTAATTTCTAGGACGTTAAACTCTCTAGCAGATATTTCATGAACATCTGAAGGTTTAGCGTGAATGTGGATTTCCATTAACTCTAGCCCTCCTTTGCTTTTGTTCCATCAGTGCTTGATCCAATAAGTGTTCAAGATTGTGCTTTTTAGCGATCTTGCGAACTTTAGTAGATAGAAATGGTACTTGATACGGTACACGCTTAGATAAAGCAAGAAAGCTTTCACCTTCCAGTACAGCTTGTAAGCATTCCAAGAACTCTTCTTCTGTAAGCCTATTAGTGTAGATCTTAAGTCCTGTTTTGATAGCATGATCTGCATTCTCTGTACGTGTACACCATTCTAAGTTCAATACAGAATTATCCTGACGATTCCCATTTATATGGTTAACTTCAGGTTTACCTTCTGGATTCGGGATAAATGTTTGAGCTACTAATCTGTGAACGTAATGCGTGGTTGATTTGTTATCTTTCCAAAGTTGAACCTGATAGTAGTCTAATTTTGAGTTAGGACATGCAGCTAAAACTTTACCTTTAAATGGGTAAGCAACTTGGTCTTTACCTAAAATTATTCGACTTACTGATCTAACTACTCCAGTATCACTCACTTCGTACAAACCTTCATAGTTTGTTATTGGTAAAAAGTTCATGAAATTCAGTTCCTGTGTACGTCAAACCTAAGTACTTTATAGTGTCATCTGCTGTAAAGCAAATGTAGGTATCCCCGACTTTTGCACTATAACACTTAGTTTCTGTATCAGGATCTAACTGCCTAATGTCAGGCATTTTTTCTTTAAAATACGCATAAGCTCGTAAGCAATGTCCATCGTAGCCCTCTGTGTATAATTTGAGTTTTTGTGAATCTTTCGTTGTTAAAGCAGCAATACGATCTTCTAGGGATGCAAAGTCAGCACCTACTAGAAGCCAACCATCTGGAGCACTGAAACACTCTTTGAATGCTTTAGCGTAAGTAGTGCCAGTACTGGGTAAGTTTTGCAGATTAGGTTTGTTGCTGCTCATTCTACCAGAGACAGTACCACCTAAGTTAAAGTTGCCATGCAGATAATTACGTCCATCTGCTTTAGGGATACTTTTTTCTTGGAATGCTTTGATAAATGTATTTCTGAGGATTTTAACATCACCGATGGCTATCAGTGATTTGAGCAGTTTTACGATTTCTATGGCTTCAGAACGGGTCAAGGGTTTCCCAGTATTCGTGATTAGAGTCGAAGTATCCATGAAAGCCCTCAAGTTTATTATTGGTTAAGCCAGCGGCTAGTTCCAAGTGCTTCCAGTCATCAAGAAAAAAACAGGTTTGCCAAGTTTGATCAAGATCACTTGGTTGCCATATTCTGGGGTTACAAACAACAATAGGATGAATCAAGCTATCCTTAAAGTAACTTGGGAATCTCTTGGGTAACTCGTCTGTGATTTCAAAATTAATGTAGCCTATCCAACCGGGATAGCCTAATGGTTTTGTAGTATTTTTTGCCCAATTTCTGTCTCCATTTTGAGGTGCTACAGTAGTATTGGGCACTAATTCATTGAATTCAAAACGCATTTCAAAGTGCTCACATTTTACATGTTCTGGCTTATTTCTAAGAAATATACCTAACATATAGTGAGCTAGGTCTGTGTTGCTGAAGCAATCTTCAGGTAGTCTAGGTAATTTCATCATCTGTAATCTCGTACTTGGTTATCAGTAATTCAGCTAGAGCTTTGAGAGCATCATTGCCTACTGCAGGGTTACCTTTAGGAGTGGTATCAAGTACGGGCAGACCAATTTCTTCATGTAGCAATCGAGCTACTTGGATCGTACTACCTGCATTAAATTCAGTCTCAAACTCATCCATTGGCTTAAACTTTTTTTTAAGCTGTTTGTTCTTAGCGACAAAGTCTTCACGTTGGATATCCCACTCCAATTTTTTAACGTAATGGCTACTAGCAAGTCTTTTTCTGTGACTATCTGTAATACTGTCTAGATGCTGTTCTAAGCGCTCTACAGTAGCCATATCTAATGGCATACCTGACAGCTCCATATGGGTTACATTCTTCAATGCAGGAAGCATTAGCGTCTTATAGATATCTTCTTGCTGATCCTGAACCATTATTGGATAGAACTTTTTAAATACGTACCACGTACTTAAGCAGTCAATCAGGTTGTACTCTTTAAGAGCTTGCCTATCTATCTTACGAATATCATCGATATCGTCTTGGGCATAATTACCAGCAAACTCGAATGCATTAGGTTTAAGACCCAATGTATTACCAGCAGTGCTGTTAGTAGCTAAGTAGATAATTAGTTTTGTGTCATGGATATTCTGATACATAGTCTGTAGACCATGCAGCATGCCAACTAGATCTAATGGATCTTTCATAAACCAATGATAGATAACACACTTAATATCAAAACTAGCGTTATGGAAGATTAAGCTATTGGGATAAGCCTCAAAGAACTCTTTAACAAGCTTAGCTATGGCTAGGTCTTCGACATCAAAAACTACACCGTTATGCTCATCCCAAGCAAAACCGATAGTAGCTATCTTGGCTTCGTCTATTTTCAAACCATAGGTTTCAATATCACAACTAAGCATTGGATAAACCATTAGGTTACGCAAACAGTGCTTAATTTCTTCGTAGCTTTCTGGGTAGTAAGCTGAATGGATTAAATCTTCACCAAGACCTGTGTAAGTACCTTTAAAGAAGTCATTTACTGTTTTTAGACTCAAATCCAACTTATCTTGGAGTTTGTCGTTATGAAACAGAGCTTGGTAATTCACTCCATAGATAATGTCCATATCAGTAAAACCGTCAATAGCACACTGAAGTACATATCCATAATGAGGTTCTGTTGTTGGTTTTTTAGTTAGCACCTTAAAGTACTGAGCATCAGCTACATACAATGTAGTAATACCGTTCTTTTTAAGAGTAGGGAGAATATGAGAGAGATATTCTCTAGCTGCTTTCGCAGTAATCTTATTAGATTTAGTGTACTCCAAAGATATAGCTACAGTGGGTACAGTTAAATGATCAATGTAATGCTCTTTGATCTGATCATGAAAGCATGCTTGATCTTTAATTAATAAAGCCAGCTTAGGAAATTCGTCACTAAAATGGATCTCTTTCATAAGTGGCTCCTTAAATTATTTAGTGTATCTTCGTATTCGATAATTAGTATTTATGGGTGGTACAACAGGGTAATCAAACGTCCAGACAACTCCTTCTACAAAGGCTTGTCCTGCCTGAATCCATAAAGTTCCTGACTGAATGCTTGGTAGGTTAAATAATGTACAAATACTATTCAGTCTATTTTTAGTAACAGTAGTACGGTAACCACGGCTGAATAATTTAACAGTCTGTTCTACCCAGTCAACTTGGGCGATCAGATTACCATGCAAATACACATCTGTGATTTGGGTATAGCTATTATTTGGATCTTTAACATATGGTCGATATTTAACCAATGTATTGCCACAGCTCCATTCCTCAGTATGTAGAGCAATGTGCTCTACCATTTTTTCGTCTATATCACGCATATCATCTCCTTACGTAGGTCTATTGGCTCTACGTTTGTAGTTATTCTTAGCCAGTCTACGATCAAAGTCGTCAAAATACTTTTTATTGGCTAACTTCAAACTTAATGCTCTACGCGATATACCGAGTTTCTGAGCAATTTCTGTTTGGGTATAGAATTCACAAAGTAAAAACTTTATCTCTTCTACATGTTTGGCTTGTTTATGTGGGAGTTTAGATTTAAGCCCAAGTTTATGGGCTTTTTGTCTAATGGCTTCTTCAGACTTATTTATATACTTACTAATCTCTACTACAGGTAGTATTCCGTAGTTTACATGTAAGTATTTGACTTCATGATTAGTCCAGTCTCTCGCCATCTGTTTTCTTGTAACTCCACAAACAATTTTAAAATCTCTTTATCAGCTTCCATGACTTTAGCTAAAACTTGGTACTTAGCATCAATAGAATTTCGATCACGTATTCCATATGCATGAGTTAAAGTTTTAAAGTGCCTTCTAAGCCAATTGGCTCGTTCTATTTGTTGGTACAGCTCAAAATAAAGAGGCTGTCCTACAAATACATCTACAGGAATAGACGTAATTGGTTTATTTAAAGCATACTCTTCAAACAGCTTAAGAATTTTACTATCCATTTAAAACTCCAAAGCAGTGACCGGAGGTCACTACGCTTGTTCATTTACAAGATTTAATCCAGCCTCTTGCAGTCTTTCATATAGACTTTCCATTCTGTCTATAACAGCTTTATTGGCTGCATCTTTAGCTATACCAGCTATCCATTGAGAGTGTTTACGTCCTTCTAGATAGTCATTGCAGTCAGCTATAAGCTTCATAACACTGTCTAGTTCTTGCCTAGTCATAGCACATCTCCTAGAGCTTACAAGCACCACCTGCACAATCATCAAAGTCCATCTCAGCTAATTCTGATTGTTCTTCGATCAGCTCATCAATACGGTCAATAAGATCTGTTTTACCTTGTTCATGGTTCCATAGAGCATCGCTAATAGCTTTAAGCTCATCCAATGTAACTTCGATCTGCATTATGTACCTCGCTTAGAGGCAGCCTCTTCACACATCAGTGCGAAGTAAGCAGCTCCATCTTCATAGTTATCTGCTTTGAATTCACCTTGCTGACTACGTACAGCTTTCAACAAAGTCATGAATAACCAACCCTGTTCAGTAGTTAGTCTGTGACCAGTTATAGCATTAAATGCAGTAATTGTAGCCTGCATAGAGCGTTCACCTTTTGGATTATCATAGGTAACTGCTCTGTCTTTAAGGTGTTTAGCACCTTGCTCTAATACTTCATGTGCATGCATAACTGGCTCCATAAATAAAAAAGCCCCTGATACAGGGGCAAAAGTCTCTACCTTCTTGAGGAGTATAGAGAGAGAGTATTAGTAATCATCATCACCCATACTGCGATATTCTTCCAGCAAATCTGCTTCAATATCACTAGTAAGTTTGGCTTCAAGCCAAGGTGCGTAATAGCCTTTACGATCTTTTAACCTGAACTCGAACTCTTCTTCTTCAGGGTAACAGTCCTCTGGAGGACCATATGTTCTACCGGGATCATAATAGTAATTAGTAACTTCACATATACAGGGAATGCCAGCTACTCTGGTTTTAAATTCCATGATGAACTCCTTATTCTGAAGGAGTTACATCCCCTTCTTTAATAAATACTTTGCCGTTGAAGTAACCTTTACGGTCTTTAATATCTTCCCAAGCTGTTAAAAGACACTCCTGAACGTTGGTATCCATGATTTCAGCAATCATGATAAGAACTACGATCATATCCCCGATATCGTCTTTAGCAGCTTCGTAGCGACCTTTAGCAATGTTGTCACACAGCTCACCAAACTCACTGCCTAATTTAAGACATTGAGCCATAGGGTTCTCTGAGTTAGTGGTAATACCACGATCTTCACCCCATTGAGCTATGTTCTGTGCTAGTTCTTCAAGTGTCATGTCAGTTCTCTATTGTTGGTTTTGCTGGGTATTGTAAAACAAAGGTTTCAATGAAGTCTCTCCAGTCTTTCCAGAACTGAACACCCTTATCACCATCGAGGGATCTAACTCGTTCTTCAGTAGCTTTCTGCCAATACTCAATTGGGAAAGCCATACAACCAACATGGATATGAGTAGCTGTATATACAACTGGGTATACATCACTGAAATACAAAGACTTAATATAGACACCATCACCTACAGCATTACATAGCTTAGCTTTGCTTAGGTTACAGCCTTCTAGTTGAGCACTACGAAAATCAGCATTAGTACAATCAGCACCTCTAAGATCGGCTCCACGTAAATCAGCTTCTTTAAGGTCTGCACGAAGTAACTTAGCACCTTTAAGATCTGCATCACGTAAGTTGGCTCCAAATAAACAAGCATACTCTAACCGTGCATCAGATAAGTCTGACTTCATTAGGTTAGCTTTACTGCAATTAGCATGGTCCAGATTAGCTGTCTTAAGCTTACTCTTAGGTAGAACCATGTGATTAAGATCTGCTTTGTTTAACACACAAGGTTGTGCAGATGGGTCCCCTTTTAGCCATTTGGCATGAGAAGCGATTTTCTCTAATACAGAGGGTTCATTCATAATACTAATTCCAGTATAGGTTTTACGTATAGTACACAAAAAAATAGGAAGCTCGAAAGCTTCCTTAATTAACCCAATCCAACCCGGAGATCACTGATCGGTGGGATCAGCGTATTTAATAGTAGTATATGGTTCAGAATCTGACCAACCACCTGCATTATCAAACAACTCAAAAGCAGCTTCTTCAGTAAATTCGTGTTCATATGGACAAGCAATCCACATAGCATTAACTAAGTGGTTGTTGTTACAAGTTTTTAACAAGATTGAATGCCGTTCTGATAGAAAGTCAGCTAGCTCGTACTGTTTACATAAATCATATATTTGAACTTCTTCAGACTTAACATATCTTTCAGTACCGTTTTGACAAATAGCAGCCATATAGATAGACCACTTATAAGGTACATCTGTTATGGTTCTAATCATTAATTCAGTAGCTCTGATAGTCTTTCCAGACTTAATATCGATGATTCTAGATGTCTGGTTATCATTGTAAGAATACATAACAGCTACATGATGCTGATTAAGCACTGCAGCTGAAGCTCTATTCATTCGCTTCTGATAGCTATGTTTCTTTTTTGGTCTCTTCTTGTTTGACATGACTCTCTCCTACTAAACCATCAATAAGTACAGATTGTTGTTTAGGTTTAAGAACCCAATCAGTGTATTTTAGGCAATCAGCACAGAGTATTTTAGATATAGACGACAATGTAGTAGTCCATGTACTACCACAATGACCACATTTAGTATGGAAATAGGTCATAGTCGGTTAACTATTGTTTTTTGTTTATCTGTAAGACCAGTGTCACCAGTTCGGACACCTATTGGGACTTGTTGAATCTCTCCGCCTTTGGCTAGAAATTCTTCAACATGTTTACGTAGTTCTTCTGCTTCTTTCTTTTTAGCTGCGTCAGTCATCATTTATAAAGTCATAGTTGCACATTAGACAATGTGAACCGCTGAATTCTTCCGTGTCGATGTAATGTTGAACTATATCTTCATTACAAGCCCAGCAGATTCCGCTGCTAGGTACATAGGACTCACCGTTCACCTCAGTTAACAAGAGCCATTCAGTTTTAATCGCTTCCCTGTCATCAACACTGTAGACCTTGTAATAAGATAGCAGGTGATCAAGCTCTGCGATGGATTTTTCTGCAATACTAAGGTCTATAAGACTGTCATTAGTACGAATCTTAAATATCTTACCTCGCTCGTACTCACGAGCTAAATCAGTCAGAGTCGTTATCTTCATGATTCTTACTCCTTAATTTATGAAACTCTAAATCCATATGAGCTAACAAATGCTCTAAGTCTTCTGCTACCCAATTAGGGTACCCATACTTGTCTACATGCCGTAGCATCTCAAACATTCGTTTAGCGTTGGCAATCAACACTGCATTAGCTATGCCTTCGTCATGAGTTTGGTTAGCCCAATGACCTAAGTTAGTAATCATATTGAGATTCTTTTTTGTATAAACAGATGCGGTAATACTGCCAAAACTGTGTTGAATATCAGGAATCCATTCACCTTCAGTTAGATGCTTTTTCATATCACTGCTCCTTGGATTCATGGTGAACAATCTTAACGACACTGCCTACAGGGATCATGACTGTCTCATCTGTAGAACGAGGAATGATGAATACTCTTTCATCCTGATCCATACAGATCTCTGAGGCATACTCAATGGTTTCGTTGATCAGGTGGTACTCAATCATAATTAGCTCCTCAGCTATTTTCTAAATACGTTATCAGCTCTAATTGCTGCAATGCATCATAAGCATCTTGATCCAAGACATCTTCTTGCATCTGAAATGACTCTTTCTTACCCGGAAGGTACTTGTGATAAGAATCAGGTAATGCGTGATACACATCGCCAAGTGACTTAACTCTAGATAGCTTAGCGAAGTACCAAGTTATCAGATTCCAGTCTTCTTTGGCTTTATTCATTATAGAAATATAACTAGTAATACGAGTAATAGATTTACTATCCATCTTTAAGTTAACGATTTCGCTAAACTTCTTTAAACCAGCTAGCTCTTTAGCTGCTGTACCGTAGTAAGACTCACCCTTAACTCGAACCATTCCAGATGAGTCTTTAGCATCAATCATCACAGTAATATTATTATTAGCATTACTGATTCGTTCACCGATCTTTTTGCGTATCTCCTCTTTGAGAGGATGTAATGAAAATTTACGCATTATCCTCTCCTTTTAAATAGTGTCGCATCTTAGCTTCACGGTAATATTCAGCACTGATTACTTTAATAGTAAAATCATCTTTACCTATTGGTTTAACAACTTCATTTTCTCCATAACCAGTAATCTTTTCTGCTTTGGCTAAAGCATTAATAACTTCTAAACCTTCTTTATGAGGCAATATAAGTTCAGTACTGTAACTAATATTAATAACAACATAATTAGCTTCTATTGGCTGACTCAATAAAGCCTTAGCTTCTTTAACATTCATTTGTATTCTCCTGTGCGGCTTGGATCATGGCTTCATAGATTGAAGTGCAATGGTGATCCCACAGTGCGTCACCTGCTTCAATCATCTTCTCTGTCGGCTCTATAGGTACAAGCACGTAACCTTTAGGTATCAACTTAGAGTTGACTACTGCCTCTTCCCATGCAGCTTTAGCCAATTCTTTATCTAAGTCATCCCCTAGATACAGGTAAGTGTTCCACCATTCTTCAAATGTTTGGCTCATAATAAATAGTCTCCCCCCAAGGCATAGGTTCGTGATCTGAATAACAGATCCACATGCAAGGGAATGTATAACCGTGAGATTCATCTATGGATTCAGCCCATAGATCTGTGAAATAGATCAATAGATCTGGTTGATGTTCTTGTGCCCAATCCAATACTGGAAAGAACGATGTACCACCCCATCCACCAAACTCTAGCTCTAAAATGTCTAAGTTTTCAGTAACCTCATACATATTGTGAATCTGGTAATCACAATCCATGATGGTTAGCTTTTTAGGTTTAAAACTATCGTTAATACTCTGGATTTCAGACAGCATTTCTAACAGCATCTCTTCGCTTACAGAGCCAGATGTATCAATAGCTACTGCTATATGACCTAACTGCTCTGAATAAGCTGCTGGTAGATAATGATTAGGGAAGTACCGTCT